TAAATGCACTCCAACTAGATTCACTAATAAACCATCCTAATTCGTCTAATTTTTTTACATCTTTTTTGTCTGTTACCCATTCTTCAGCACCGAACCAAATTTGGTCGTGTGCGGCCTGTATACCAAAATCATTTTTTTCATTTTCAGGGATATACTTTGGAATAATATTTACTCCTTCAATAAATTCAAAATTTCTCATATATTCAAACTTAATTAAATTAATTATCAACAAAAATATAAAAAAATCTTATAATAAATCATAGTATTTATATTAATTAACGATGCTTTTCAAAATAATAAAAGTATTTATTATAAAAAACTATAAAATATTATAAAAATGGCTGAAAACGAAGATAAATTAAGCATATATCAGAGATTAAATAAATTATTAAATCTTGATGGTTTTGGATTTAATGAGACTACTCCAATGTCATCTACTGCTTCATTCGGTACATCACCTTCCGGTAAAGAAGATAAAATAATCATTAAAGGTAATACTCCTGAAGAAATACATCTAAAAGGATTAGAACTAGAACAAAAAAGAGAACTTCAAAATAAATTTTTCAGGACTACAGATAGGGGTTTTCAAAAAGCACTTCAATATGAAGCAGCCAGACTTCCAGCATATATCGATTATGAAGGAATGGAGTTCTATCCAATTATTTCTGCTGCATTGGATTTATATATGGAAGAAGCCACAACTATAGGCTTTAATGGTCAGATGTTAAATATTTACTCCAATAAAGAACGTATTAAATTTTTATTGGAAGAATTTTTTTATGATATAGTAAATGTTAACGTTAATCTACCTTTTTGGGTAAGAAACACTGTTAAATACGGTGATAATTTTGTATTATTATATGGTGAAAGAAAAAAAGGTATTACTCATGTAAAACAACTGGTTAATTATGAAATAGAAAGATTTGAAAGAATACAAAATGGTAAACCATTTGTTCGATTCAAAGAAAGAATGACTGGTGATGAATTTAATGTATTTGAAATAGCACATTTTAGGCTTTTGGGTGATGACAAATATTTACCGTATGGTTCGTCAATTTTAAACAAGGTACGTAGGGTTTTCAGACAACTGGTTATGGCTGAAGATGCTATGCTGACGTATCGTATTATCCGTGCTGGAGAAAAAAAGGTTTTTAAAATTGATGTTGGTAATATTGATGAAGATGATGTTGAAAATTACATCTATAAAGTCGCAACTAAGTTTAAAAAAACTGCACAAGTTGCGCCTAATGACGGACAAATTGACTATCGTTTTAATATACTAGGTAATGATGAAGATTATTTCATACCTGTACGAAATGCAAATACTCAAACAGGTATTGATACATTGCCGGGAGCATGTTTGGTTTTAGATACAAAAATTGAACTTCTTGATGGTAGAAGTCTTGAATTAAATAAAATAATTGATGAATATAATTCAGGTAAGGAACTTTGGTCATATTCAATTAATCCTCAAAATGGTAAAATAGTACCGGGAAAGATAACATGGGCAGGTATAACTAGAAAAAATACAAATGTTCTTAAAATAACACTAGATAATGGTGAATCAATAACATGTACACCTGACCATAAATTTCCGACAAAATTTAATGGGACTAAAGAAGCGAAAGATTTAATTATTGGTGAATCAATGTGGGCTTTCAATAAAGAATTCAAGGAAATTAAAAATTCTAACAATAAATATGAAATGATTTATGACCATTTTTTTAATGATTGGGTCTATACTCATCGAATGGTAGATAATTATTTTAATGGAGAAATTGAAAGTGGAATTATTAGACATCATGAAGATTTCAATAGATTTAATAATTCTCCAACTAATATTAAGAGAATGACATCGAAAGAACACTTTAAATTACATAGTGAACAATCAATCATCGGTGGATTAAAATATAAAGAATTATATGAAAATAATATTCAATTTAAAAATAATGTAGATAATAATTTATTATTGGGTAGACAAAAATATCATAATAAATTAAAAAATGATAATAATTTTTCGGAAAACGTTAAAAGAAAACAATCTGTTGCAAGAAAGAAATATTTATCAGAATTAAACGATGATGAGTTATATAATGCTATATCACATCTACAACAGCCAGAAATTAGAAAAAAAGCAGTTGAAACATTTAATAATAATTCAAATAGAGATAAAATAATTGAATTAAGAGGAAAATCAATAAGTAAAACTAAATCATTAAATGAAAATAGAGAAAAGCAATCAAAATTAACTAAACGTCAATGGGAAAACACTAATTTAAGAGAAATTATTATTGAGAAACAATCAATTAAATATTCGGAAAAATTACTAGATTTATTGGTTGATTATTATGACGAATACGAAAGAATTGATTTAATACTTGAAAATAAAATAAATACGAATAATTCGGAATGGCTTAATGAGTTTAATTCTTTAAATTCAAATAATAAGCAATTAAATAAAATGACCAAAATTACCCGTAGCAACATTGATAAAATGTTAAAATATTTTGGCTATTCTAATTGGAATGATTTTAAATATAAAGTACACTGTTATAATCATAAAATAATATCTATTGAATGGTTGATTGAAAAACAAGATACGGGTACAATTACTATTGATGGTCAAGAGGAGTTGCATGATTATCACACATTTGCATTAAGTTCTGGGATTTTTACCAGAAATAGTAACCTTGACCAAATTCAAGATATAGAGTATCTTAGGGATAATCTATTCACAGGATTAGGTGTTCCTAAACCATTTTTAAGTTTTCAAGATGCTGCAGGTGGTGGTAAGAATATGGCACAATACGATATTCGTTTTTCTAAAAAAGTAAATCGTGTACAACAAGCCATGATTCAAGAATTGAATAAAATGGCAATGGTTCATTTGTATTTATTAGGCTATACTGGCGATGACTTAAGGAATTTTACATTATCATTAACTAATCCATCTACACAACAAGATTTATTAAAATCTGAATTATTACGAGATAAAGCACAAACATATACTGAATTAACTCGTGGTGAATCAGGTATTGCCGCAATGTCTCATACAAATGCTAAACGTAAGATATTTAATATGAGTGATAGGGAAATCGTTGAAGACCTAAAACAACAGAAAATGGAAAAAGTTATTATGCAAGAACTTCAAGATTCTCCGGTTACAATTAAAAAATCTGGTTTATTTGCCGATATAGATAAAAGATATGGTGAACCAGTCGAAGGTATGCCATTAGGTGGTCTGAGTGGTGGCACTGAACAAGGTGGTGTACCGCCAATGGGCGGTGCTGAAGGTGAATTACCACCTGCTGGGGAATTACCTATGGGAGGCGGTGAAATACCAGCACCAATACCCGGTCTTCCTAACCAAACGCCAGCAGAACTTCCTCCGGTAGTTGGTGATAGTATTCTAGGAAAAAAAGTATTAACTGAAGAAGAATATATTAAACAAATTGAAAAACTAGTTTTTGGTAGCAGTACAGAATCCAAGCATAAAGATGAAATTAAACATAAAAAAATTATTAATGAAAATGATAGTTTCAATAATAAACTAAATATCAATGCAATGGATATGATTTCAGAAATAGATTCTTTACTTGAAAAAAGTGAGAGTATAAATTCTAATCCAAATACTATTGAATCAGAAGACGTTAATATTGAGGATATTGAAACATTAAATCTGGAGTAATGATTTAAGTATGGATAATGTTAATCATTTACAATAATTTACAGTATTTATAAGAAATCGGAAATAATAATATGAAAAGAACTAACATAGGGGTAGCTAATTTAGTAATTTCTAATAAATTAAAAGATTCTTATTTTAACAATAAGTTAACCGAAGAATCTAAAAAATTGACAACGGATTTTTTTAATGTTATTAAAAATTCACCAATCTTACAGTTAGAATTTAAAATTTTTAATAATTTAGAAAATAAAAATATTGAAAACGATTTGGCTGCAACTCGTTATATCGATAGCAATATTAAATTATTTGAGGTATATACGACTTCCGAAATTAATGATGAACGTAAAAAACTCAATGCATTTTTAAATGAAGAGTCTGAATTAGATTCAGATAAAATTAAATTGTATGAAGCCATAGATAATTTAATTATGGAATCAATTAATGACTATGATAACATTGATATTGATTGTATACACGAATCATTTACCACTGTTTTAAATCATATTAAATCTCCAAAAGAACAATTGAATGAAACTAGCGAAATAAAACTAATTAATGAAGATGTTATAGAAATTGCCATTGGTAAATTTAATGAAAAATACGAAACACTTAATGAAACCGATAAAAACTTGTTAAAAAAACTCATTAAATCTAATGTTATTGAAAAACAGAAACTTCTTGAACAATTTAAAAATGAAAACCTGATTATTTTAGAACGTGTTAATCAAAATAGTATTGAAGATAAAATAACTAAAACAATTCAAAAAATTCGTGAAATGTCTTATAATTCTAAAACCATAGATGATGACATTATTAGTTTACATGAATTAAAAAAAGATTTACTTTAAAAAAGAGGCATCGTAAGATGCCTTATTATTATTTACACGGACCGTATTTACTTAATTTTAAAGCGTTGAATTCAGTTAAGGTTTTTGAATGTAAATATTTATCCTTCTTAAAATTACTATTGTATAAAGTTATTTGATGATTTTTCTCTGATTTAATTAGTGACACATGAACCCAACCGGGACTACAAGCACCACCCTCTTCCCAAATTATTTGACCAAAACTAAGATTGTTTACAATAAAATAAAATACATCTGCATTAGTAAAATTTACTTTAGTTGTTAATCTATTAACATTTAAATCCATTGCCTCTCCAAATCTATGTTGTGAGTTCGCATCACCACCTACTCCACCTCTACTTACAGGACCATTCAAAAATTCGCCTCTATATGCAGTGGTTATAGGTATTTCGGTGTTGAAATGTTTACATATTGGGTCATATATTGTTTGTGCTAGTGTTATTAATTTAGCGTATTCTTCTTCATTAGGTGTATTATCATATTTACGTCTATCAAATTTAACTCCATTATATGTTTTAGTAATGCTCATAGAGGGAACTGAAATAGCTTGATGATACCACATATAATTAGATATTGGAAAATCTTTTGGATATTTTACATTACCACTCTCATTATATTGTATTGACAGATTAACATTTGCACCAAACATGTTAAATTCTTCATTTAGTCTTAAATTTTTAGGGTCGGTATCAGGGAAATTTTTACTATCATAACCAAAATATATTCCTTTTGGTTTATATTTTTTTTTAGCTCCTTTAGATACCAATAAATTATCCTCATCACCTAAAACTCCAAAAATTTCTAATACGTAATCAAGACCATAATTCATATATTCCTCACCTTTGTCATTTTTACATTTTAATAGTGCGTCACTATATGTATCAGCAACATATTCAGAACCTCTACTATAACAAAATAATGAAGTACTTGCAATTGAATCACAATTATTGGTAATTGATTTCATATAATCACACTGTATTTTAATCATGATTTCTGGATTATTGATTACGTTTTGATGAAAAATAGGTCTATTTGAACGAGCCACTTCAGGAGTTGCACCACCTACATTATATGAATTCACATCGTATTTATCTGTTAATCCATTGATAATCACTTCAATTTCATTTTTAGTAATTTTAGGTATTGAAGTATCTGTAGATGTTGATGCAGTATCAATATTCTTAACATATCTATTATAGAATGTCAACATAGTTAATTGAGGCACACCCGATGCAGTTACGTCTTCTGCGTAATACCACATATAATATTTTGTCGCTACATATGCTTGTGCTGCAATAATATTAGCATCTAACTTATAGATATTTGCATATTTATTATACCAATCTATTAATGCGTTTGCTACATCAGTAGCATTTGTTAATTGTTTACCATTATATTTTATATCACAAACCCATACTTTATTAGAATATGGAGTATTAGTATATGGAAAAACATAACTATTTTTTCCTGTTAATATTTTAGTACTAAAACTACTACATATATGAGTAATAAATTCCTTACCTTTTTTTGTTAATTCCGAATATGCCATATTATTGTGTTTTTAAATCATACATTGAATTAAATTGTGCTTTTTTAGGGTTACCTAGAACACCTAAACCCTTAGTAATTTCATTGGCCGATGATAATGCAGGATTGGTATTATCTGTATTACCACCTTCGAATCCAAATATAGCCGAAGAATCCAGTACTCTTGAAACCGGATATTTTAATATTTTTGTACCACTAAAACTTGTTGTCATCTTATTTGGTTCAATAGTATGCTCGACACTTAAAATAAGATATGCACCATTAAATATTGGTATATTCTCTAATTGAAAATATTGAGTTGGTTGAATCATTGCATTACCTAAACCACTAACAGTTGCTTTATAGGCTCTATTTTCATAAGTATTATATAAATTTTGTCCTTTTGGTGGTGGTGCATTACCTTTATTATCGCCAGCAATTCTTGATAATATCTGAATCGATTCATTAGTTTCGGGATATTCTTTACTATCAATTTTTATATTACTGAACATCGATTGATTTTGAGCACCAAATTTTACTCTAAATGCTCTAACCTGTCCATATGGAAATTTGTTTTCGTCTGATTTTAAATTATTAGTTTCTATTTGAGCATCATCGCTTGGAACAGGTTGACATTCAGATTCATCATTGGTTGTCGATTTTGAAAAATCCGGTGCTTCAGTACTACTTAAATCAGAAATACCATCATCTTCAAACTGATTATCCATATAAATATTAGAAGGATAACTCGATGAACCACCTATAAACATACATACAAATGCTGATTTTGATAAAATATCACCACTAGTATCAATTTTAAATGAATTTTCCCAATCATTATTTTGGTAACTCATAAAATTTTGTATAGGAAAGAATTCGAATCCATTGGCAGATAATAATTGAGTTAATACAGTATATAATGAAATATTTTGGTCGTTCAACATTTCTACTAACATTTCTGGATTTATTATTGTATCACCGATTGGATTCATTGCTCTATCGACAAAAGCAAATGAATCTATTAACGGTGCACTACCACCTCTTTGATTAAACGGATAGCCAGTTTCCAATGAATATGGATTCGTAAGCCATTTATCATTAATGTTTTTAAATGAATAATACCCTTGTGTCATTATATCCGGGTCTGTAGTTAAATTCTCAAATTCATTTTTTTCTTTATTTAAATTACTTTCTTTTAATTGAATATCACTATTTAATGTTTCAAACAACTTAATAAAGTAATTATCATTTGCTCCTTTTATAGTTGCATAATATAATGCAGTTAGATTTACATCTCCGTTTTTATTTAAAATATCTTCGAATTTAATATTGTCCTTTGCACTATCGTTAATTTTTTTCAATGATTCGTATCCAACAAAATATTTAAGCTCCATTTTAAATGTTATTGTACTGAAATTAATAAGTGTGGTTCTTTCAATTAATGGTTGTAATATAATTTTAAATTGACGACCAGTACTCGCATTTAATTCATTTTGATAATAAGTCTTTTTTGCTTCATATCTTGCTTTAACTATATCTTCAGGATTACCTTTATCTTGTCTTTCTTTATCTTCTGCTTCATTTGCAGCAGTTTGTGCTCCATTATATATATTATTTAATCCGATTAAAATTGGATTTAATGCATTTAGGTCGAATGAATCGTATAGTGCTTTAAATTCTTCTTTATCTTTTGCGGATAGAAATCTATTTACATCTGTTATATCTGAAAATATCATACATCCAGAACTACTTAAATTTTTACCCGGACCTGTTAGAAAAAAATCATAAATATCGCTATATTCTTGACTGTCGGGGGTAATATTTATCAATGCACCTATATATGCAGGTAAAAATGTAGGCATTTCTACTGCAGCAGCAGTATTAAATATAAACTCATTTAATTTATGTGGATAAATATTAAATGGACTCAAAGCATATCCAAAACTTGATAATATTATTAAAGCACTTAATTTTCGATTAAATTGACTATTACTTGGATGATTATTAATTATAATATTAAATATTTCTGTATCAAATTTGGATAACTGACTTGTCCATATATCTACAATATTTCCAAATAAATTTAATTCATTAGTAAACGGAGCTGAACCTATATCGACTCTTTCAAAACTAAAATTTCCGTATTCCAATGTACTATCTATAAATGTTTTTTTATTCTTTGGTATGTAACTTTCCGGTGCACCCAGCCAATCGACAGCATAATTCGATATATCTTTTAAAAAACCTAATATTCCTGTACCATAGTCTTCGAAAAAACGAATTTCATTGTCTTTATTGACAGTATCGAACGTAATTGCACTGGCGAGAAACCTTGTACTGGCATTAGTTCCATTACTATTAATATTACTACCATCACTATCATTATCATTAACTAAAAAAACATTTTCATTGGTAAATGAATAAAAACTTTGAGGAATTGCTTTGTTGAAAAAATCATACCATTTTTCTTCTTTAACAGTTTTTTGATAATTACTAATAGGACTATTTGTACTTTCATCAAATGCTTGTGTTGATATTGGTTCAGGATGCATTGTAAATCCTTTATATTCCGAATTAGATTTATCAGTATATAAATTATCTCCACCTGATGATATCTGAATATATTTTTTATTTTCAGTACTAAAATTATATAAATCAGGAATATTTTTTTCAATATAGTCATAAAATTCCTGAATCTTTTTTTCTGTACCATAACGATTAGCAACGGTAGAAAGTAATTTAGTATAATCAGTATTAGTTATTGACGAGGATAGATTAACTGCTTCTGATTGACTATACATATCTATTAATGCAGTTGAACCTTTATCCTGATAATAAAAAATATTTGCATATGTATTCTGCGTTAAAATATAAAATCTTTTTAAAATTATAGTAAGTATCTGATTAAGTCTGGTATC